GAATTATTAGATGAAAATGGAAATGAAGTAGAGCAAAAAGGAATAGATTTTTTAAAAGGTTTATTTGGTGTTTACACAAATTGGAAACAATGTTCTTATAATACTTCAGCAGGAGTTCATAAATATGGTGGAACTCCTTTTAGAAAAAATTACGCAGGAAAAGGTATGACTTTTGATGTTACAAGAGATGCCTTTATACCAATAAAACCTTATGCATCTTTTGTGTTTAATGAAACTACTTGTTGCTGGGACCCGCCTGTTGCTTATCCAAGTGATGGTAAAATTTATAGTTGGAATGAAGACACGGTATCATGGGATCAAAGAGTACTTAACCCACCCCCTCCTCCAGAAGAATCTTAATTTTTAATAGACATTTATTTTTTTTATATGTATATTTTACATATACAGAATGTCAGAGTCATTAACAGCAATTGGTAGTTGGGAATTTACAAGTGATCATATTCATCAATACGCTTTTATTCACAAATTTTTATCTAAAGAAGAATGTGAAAAAATAATAAAAAAAGGTAAAGAATTAAAAGTAAAAAAAGGAACTATTTTAGGTTCAGTTAAAAGTCCCATAAGAAAAAGTAATGTATCTTGGATTTATCCTACCAGCGATATGCATTGGTTATTTCGTAGAGCAACAGATGGAATCATGGATTTAAATGACAAGTTTTTTAAATTTGATATTAGCGGTTTGCATGAAGGGTTTCAATTTACAAAATATGTTGCTCCCAGTGGAAAATATGGAAAACATGTTGATAGGTGTTTTGAAAAATCTGTAAGAAAGTTATCGTTATCAATTCAATTAACAGACCCTAAAAAATATGAGGGTGGTGATTTAAAATTACATAATGGACCAGATGAAGACGCATCTATAATGAGTAAAGCACAAGGAACTTTAATACTTTTTCCTTCTTTTATTTTACATGAAGTTACTCCTGTAACAAAAGGGGAAAGAAATTCTTTAGTAAGTTGGATCACAGGAAAACCTTTTAAATAAATGAATTCTTATAAAAATTTTTTACCAAATTTATTTTTTAATAAATTAAACGATATTGTTACATCAAATAATTTTCAGTGGTATTTTCAAGAAAAAACAGTCCGTAATAAATTATTAGAAGGTGATGATAATTTTATGTTTACACATATGTTATGTGACACAAAATTTGATATAAATTCAGAACGAGATTTAGAGACAGAAGAAAAAAGTAATTGGTTTCCATTTTTTGAACCTATTAAATATTTTATTGACAGTAAGTTTAAAGTAAAAAAACTATTAAGAATGAAATTAAATTTATATACAAATCAACATAAAAAAATTAATCATCAGCCTCATGTTGATTATCCTTTTAAAAACCAGGGTATTAAAACAGCGGTGTTTAATTTTACTACGTGTGATGGTGGAACCAATGTAAGTGATATATTTTATAAAAGTGTTTCTAATAAGATAATTATTTTTAACAGAGAAAATAAACATTTTGGTATAGTGCAAACTAATACACCCAGAAGAATAGTATTAAATATAAATTGGAAATAAATGAGTTTTGATAAATATAAAGTAATAAGAAAAGCTGTAGATCTTGATTTAATTAATTTTATAAAAGATTATTTTTTTCTTAAAAGAAAAGCAGTTATTTTTATGAATCAACACGGCATCATTGACCATAATGAAATTCTTGGTACATGGAATGACCCGCAAATTCCTAACACTTATTCACATTATGCTGATCCTGTAATGGAAACTTTATTAACTAAAATGATACCTACTTTAGAAAAACACACAGGATTAGATTTAATTCCAACATACTCTTATGCTAGAATATATAAAATGGGAGATAAATTAAATCGACATAAAGACAGAGATTCTTGTGAAATTTCTACTACATTACATTTGGGTGGCAATCCTTGGTCTATCTATTTAGAACCTTCTGGAAAAGAAGGACTTAAAGGAAAAGAAGTTAATTTAAAACCTGGAGACATGCTAGTATATAAAGGATGTGAAGTAGAACACTGGCGAGAAACTTTTACAGGTAAAGAATGTGCTCAAGTTTTTTTACACTACAATGATAAAAAATCAGAGTTTTCTCAAAAAAATAAATTTGATAGTCGTTCTTTATTGGGTGTACCCTCATGTTTTAAAAAATCTAATTAATTATAGTCTTTTATAAACATATTGAAATCATCAATAATCTGTTATAACAACTAATAAACAGGATTTTATATGTTACAAAAACTAGGTTTTTTACCAGGATTCAACAAACAAGTTACATCTACAGGTGCCGAGTCTCAATGGACAGGTGGTACAAATGTACGTTTTAGATATGGTACGCCTGAAAAAATAGGTGGTTGGTCTCAATTAGGAGACAGTAAACTAACAGGTGCAGCTAGAGGACTTCATCACATGGTTAATAGAGAAGGCATTAAATACGCCGCTATTGGCACTAACAGGATTTTATATGTTTATTCTGGAGGAGTATACTATGATATACACCCTTTAGTTAATCCAACAGGCACAGCTCTTACTAGTGCGTTTAGCACAACTAATGGACAACCAACAGTAACTCTTAATTTTTCTTCGGCACACAATTTTCAAGTAGGGGATATTGTATTATTTGGTGATGCATCTACTTTTACAGCTATTACAGGTTCTAATTTTTCTTCTACAACTTTTTGTGATAAAAAATTTATGGTTACTGCCGTACCTACAACTACAACTTTAGAAATAAATGCTGGTAGTAATGAAACAGGAGCAGGAGCAACTACATCTGGAGCTATAACTTTTTTTCAATATTTTCACGTAGGACCTGCTGAACAGGTTGGAGTCTTTGGTTATGGTATATCACAGTGGAGCGGTACTGTTACAAATCCACAAACAACTACATTAAATGGATCGTTAGGAGATAATGCTTTTGGCACTGGTGGATCGGGAACTACAATTAATGTAGCAAGCACAACAGGGTTTCCAAGCACAGGAACAAATTTTATACAAGTCGGAACAGAAGAAATATCTTACACAGGAATTACGACTACAAGTTTTACTGGAATTACCAGAGCGGTTAGAGGAACAACTAGAGCTGCTCATAGCACCAGTGCAACAGTTACTAATCATAGTGCTTTTTCTGCTTGGGGCCAAGCAGCATCGACTACGGATAAAGTTGCAGAACCGGGTATGTGGTCATTAAATAATTTAGGAAGCACACTCATTGCTTTAATATTTAATGGTGAATGTTTTGAATGGAATGCTGATGCATCTAATGCAACAGCAACAAGAGCAACTATTATAACAGGTGCACCAACTGCATCTAGAGATATGTTAGTGTCAACTCCCGATCGTCACTTAGTATTTTTTGGAACAGAAACAACTATTGGAGATAAATCTACACAGGACGATATGTTTATAAGATTTTCTTCTCAAGAAAATATAAATGAATACACACCTACAGCTGAGAATAGTGCTGGTACACAAAGACTGGCCGCTGGATCACGGATCATGGGTGCTAAACTAGGTAGAAATGCATTATATGTTTGGAGTGATACAGCTTTATTTACAATGCGTTTTGTTGGAACTCCTTTTACTTTTGCTTTTGAACAAGTTGGTACTAACTGTGGATTAATAGGTAAGAATGCTGCTGTTGAGGTTGATGGTGCTGCGTACTGGATGTCTGACAATGGTTTCTTTAGATATACTGGTAAACTAGAATCTATGGATTGTTTAGTTGAAGACTATGTTTATGACAATTTAAATACAACATCTAATCAAATGGTTTATGCAGGTATTAATAACTTGTTTGGAGAAGTTACATGGTTTTATCCAGAATCTGGCTCTAATGTAAATACACAGTCGGTTACTTATAGTTATTTAGACTCAACTGCTAAACGACCTATATGGTTTGTAAACGCAAGTCCTTTATTTATTAGAACTTCATGGCAAGATTCTTCTGTGTTTGGTTTACCTCATGCAACTCAATATGATGCAGGCACAGATACATCTTTTGATGTAGTTGGAAATACAGAAGGAATCTCATATTACTATGAACATGAAACAGGAGTTAATCAAGTAAGGTTGGGTGTTACTACAGCTATTCCAGCTGACATTACTTCTGGTGATTATGATATTACACAAAAAGTTGTAAGAGGAGCAGCAACAAATATGGCTGACCTTAGAGGTGATGGTGAAAATATTATGAGAGTTAGTAGAATTATACCAGATTTTATATCACAACAAGGAAACTCTATTATACAATTAGATTTAAGAAATTATCCAAATGATACAGCAGCTAGTTCATCATTAGGTCCATTTACTATATCAGCTTCAACTGATAAAGTAGACACTCGTGCTAGAGGAAGAGCTATAGCTCTTAAAATATCTAACACAGCAGTAGATACTAGTTGGAAACTAGGGACTTTTAGATTAGATATACATGCTGGCGGAAGAAGATAATGGCTAAAATTGTACAAACATTAACAAGGGCAAGTACAGAATATGAAGAAGATGTAGCACAATCTTTGGTTAGAGATTTAGATGCAGTTCTTGAAAAATTAAACACAACGTTTCAAGAAGAATTAAAACAGGAGATAGAAGCTAGAAGTTTCTTTTTAGATTAATGGCAACAGTAAATCAGTATAAATTTGTAGGAATAGATAACAGCACTAGCGGTGCTGCGTTAACTCCGTTTGGATCTGGTAATCCTTTAGTTAGTGAAACATATTTAATTAAATCTATATTAGTTACATCAGCTGGAACACCAACAGTGACTGTTACAAATAATAGTATTACATCCATTAAATCAGCACAATTAACAGCTAATACTACAACAGAATTATTAACCCAACCGCTAATAATAGAAGGTGGTAAAACCTTTACAGTTCAAGCAAGCACAACAGATTCGTTTGATGTGGCTATTAGCTATCTAAACATTAAGAAAGAGGTAACAACGTAATGAGTGAAGTAAAAATGTTAACACCAGAAAAGATAATAACAACAATTAAGAACAAGAAAACAGGTAAAGTATACGAGACTGAAGAGGCTCTAAAAGCTGCTAATATACCTGAAGAAGACGTGCAAAGAGATGTAACAGTTATCATGCCGGCTCTTGATTTGTTCGCTAAAACAAAGTAAAAGGAGATACTATGGAAGAAAAAATTTCAATGAACGAATCAATACAAGCTGGAGCACCTGACATTAAGTATAGTGGTGGTGATATTAGAATGGGTGGACAAGAACCCAATGATCAAAGCAAGCAGATTGCGGCAGAAATATGGTCACAAATGGAGCCAGAACAAAAAGTACAGTTTCAAAGCTTTGAAGCTTTTTTTGAAAGTGGTATCTGGAAACAAATTTTACAACAGTTGCAACAAGATCAATCAGGAATTAGATCTCAAGCTCCAGAAATGAGTATGAGTGAAAACGTTAACATGGCAGAGCAGATGCCTGGTGGCGGAATAGCTGATGTTGATGTCAGAGAAAAAGTTGCAATGGCAGCCAACGGCGGTTTGATGGGTCTCTATAACAGAGGGATGTAGTCATGGCTGGTTTAACAGCAATTAAAAGAAAAGGTTTTAGAGGTGGAGGCATGGATGCTTCTACATCATCTTTTGATAAAGGAGCTACAAGCAAAAGTGCTAATCCAAGTAGACCAGATACAAAAGAATATGGAGCTACTGATTTTCAAATAGCTAATCAAGGTTTTACTCCAACACAAGTAGCAAATCAAAATGCAGTAACAGAACAATACAGAAGAAATCAAGAAATTAAAAAAGATATTGAAAAAAGA